CATATCCTTGTAATCTGAATAAAAATGCCCTCTCAATGAACGAGAAGGCATCTAACGAATTACTAGGAATTTTTGATTTATTAAGATTATTTGGTAGTCTTAATAAATCTATCAATACAATACCAAAGGAAATATTGATATGACCAATTTAACCCATAAAGGAAAATTTATATGACTAATGCTACCCATACAGGAAATATTGATATGACTAATGCTACCATTAAAGGTAATTTCTTTCCTAGTACAGATAAATCTTTAACTTCAGACCTTTCACAAAACGATGATTGCGCACCTTTTGACAAACAAGAGAGAATGTGGGTAAGGGAGTTAGGCCCTGTTAAAGCATCCATTTTCGCCTTAATTATGTCTTTGTCCCATTCGGATAAGTATTGCTGGTGTAGTAATAACTATATTATGGATGAGCTAGATATGAAGAGGACAAAAGTAAAGGATCATCTTAAACAACTAGAAGAATTAGGATGGATTCATCGAGATACTTCTCCTTATTTTATGGATGGATATAAGAAAAACCGTCGTTTGATACCTCACTACTATTTTGATGCATACAATAATTTAGCTGCTGTGCACCGAAGGATCCCAGATCTGATTAAACCCGAGTTCAATAACCTTAGAAATGTTCCTTCAAAGAATCATTACTGTAAAAATATTCCAGATTTTAAAAGATTTATTATGGGGTCGGAATCTGTCAAATGTGGAGTCGAGATCGGTCAAAAGTGGGGTCGGAAACCCGGCCAGGGTGGGGTCGGAAACCCGGCCAGTGTGGGGTCGGACACTCGGCCTTATAACAGACAAAATAAACAAATAAGAAGAACAACAACAGAAATTGTTGCTGTTTTTTCAAATAAAAAAGAAGAAAGAACACCCTCAAAACCAAAAGAGATTCTTACAATTCGAGATGAAATCGAAAGAGGTCTAATCAAATCTAAAGTCCCAGTGGATCGAGTAAAGTCGATGCTTGAACACTATGACTGTAGGAAAGCTTACTTTGATAAAACAGATAACCCCACTGGAGCATTGATAAACGCTTTCAATAAGGGCTATGCTCAAGATTTCATTCATAAGCAAAAAGAAAAGGATGAACAAATTGAAGCTCCCAATAGAAAAGCTCTAGAGAATAAAAAGAAATGTGAGAGCTTATTGGTGCTCTACGAAGGGGCTTTAGATGAACATATAACATTTGATATTGGGTGTAACAGTATTGTTTTTACCAATCACTTAGTAAGCGGGAGTTATAGAGAAGTGGGGTTCTGGGACAGTGACTTTAGCCCAAGATTTTCCTTCATAGATTCTATGCTAAAAAAATACAAGGATGGTAAATGCATACCTATACGATCCCAGGCAATCCAATACCCTGGCAACGTGCTAGGAGAAACGGTAATAGGTACTTCGATGCACAATCAAAGGACAAAGAGGAGCTAATTACTAAGATGAGAATGGCTTATAAAGACATTTTAACCATCTCTAGCGCCCTTAAAGTTAGCATCACTTATCATATGCCTATTCCGAAGAGTTGGAGCCTTAAAAGACGTTTAAACGCAAAGGATCTGCCATGATACCCACTGAAGTGCTTTACGAGTATTATCAAGAAGTAAAAAGCGTGTGGAAAGTAGGTAAGAGATTTGGATTATGTGGCCAAACAGTTTATGAAAGATTCCAAAGAGCGGGATTAATTCTCAAAGGTTCAAAAATTACACAAAGAGAGATGGGATTGATTAGAGAGTTCTACAAAAACTCTTTTAAAAAGGGTGAAGGCGAAGTCAGAGATTTAGCCAAACGATTGGATAGGGAGTATACTTCTATTGTGAGGAAAGCACGAGAAATGGGTTTGACAGACTCTCGCAGGAGTGTCGGCGACAAATTAAAAGAAAAGATGGGGGAGTCTTCTTCTAAATGGCATAGCAAGAACGAACATCCTAAAGGCATGCTCGGGAAAACGCACTCTGAAGAATATAAAAAAGAATGTGGGAGAAGACTTAAAAACTTTTGGAAGAACGCAACCTCAAAAGAGATATATATGAGACAGCGAAAAGCCTTAACGACAAAAAGAGCTAATGGGAATGATAAGCATACGCGGGGATCTTGGAAAGCCGCCTGGCGAACCATCGGTGGTAAAAGAAAATTTTTTCGTTCTAGTTGGGAAGCCAACTATGGAAGATACCTAGAATATCTGAAAAATCAAGGCTTTATAAAAGAATGGGAACATGAGCCCAAAACTTTTTGGTTTGAGGGGATACTGCGTGGGGTTCGAAGCTACTTACCTGACTTTAAGGTTATCAGAAATGACGATTCTCACTACTGGGTGGAGGTAAAAGGATACATGTGCCCAAAATCTAAAACTAAATTAAAAAGGTTTGCCAAGTACTTCCCCGAAGAACAAATGGAAGTTAAAGATGGAAAGTGGTTTAAAGAGAACTGTAGTAAGATCAAACTTCTATGTCCTGAATGGGAGTAAAACGATGTTTAGGAGAAAAGTTTGTTTACTTGTATTGCCTTACCACGAAATGTATAAGGATGAGATTGAAGTGTGGAAAATAGCATCGATCCTAGAAGAGGAAGTGGAAAAAATCACTGAAAGAGGGGTATTTATAATTTATGCATGGCAATGATGAACAAATCCAAGTTACGTTCAAATTCCTGCTCCCGCTGCATGAAGCCGAGCTCAAAGAGTTTTATGAAGGTCCCAGAGCTATTTCTGTGCTCCACGATATCTTTAACCACTGCCGAACTAAGTGGAAGTATGATCAAGATGCATCAGAAAAAGAGGTTTTATTTGCGCAGGAAATCGGCGATTTAATTACCGAGTCTGGGCTCCGCGATATATAAATTTTAGATGAGTTTAATTTAAGTTAGCTGTAAGGTGAAAAAAACATGAGAATGAGAACCTACAATGCATCCCCTGAATACTTAGAAGACCTATGTGACTCTATGTTAGAATGGGTTAAAGATGACGACGCTTTAACGATACCTCAGTTCCTGCAAAAAAAAGGCATAGGCTACCCTTTCTTTAAGTACTTCGTTTATGCGTCTGATAAAGTGTGCAACACCTACGAAATAATGAAGTCTATTCTGTGTAATCGTTGGCTGTTCATGGCTATGACAATTAAAGATCTTCCTCCACATCGCGCTAAAGTTCTAATGAGATATCTTAGAATCTACGACTCTCATGCGTTAGATCTAGAACACATGGCCAAAGAGATTCTTGATGAAAAGAGAATCGAAGCAGAAAGGAAATATACCGTGGAAAATTATGAGCGAGAACAGCTTGAACAACCTTATCAGCAAATCTACGACGACAATGACGACAAACGTAGAGATCAGTCGCAGACTAAATGAGTTTGTACCTAGACCCTATCAACTCCCAATCTTAACGGCCTTAAACAACGGATTCAAGCGAGTACTAGCAATCTTACCTAGACGTGCTGGGAAAGACATAACAGCGCTTAATTACGTTATTAGGGAGATGTGGGAAAACCCTGGGGTCTATTACTACATATTTCCTACATACTCTCAGGCTAAAAAAGTTATCTGGGATTCAATCACTAATGATGGGAAAAGGATTCTTGATTACTTTCCTGAAGAGTTAGTGGTTCAAAAGAACTCCCAAGAAATGAAAATACGGATGACTGCGAAGGGCGAAAAAGAGTCGTTGTTTCAGTTGGTTGGCAGTGATAATTTCGATTGCTTCGATGATAAGACAGAGATTCTTACTGGTAACGGGTGGAAGCTTTTCCCCGATCTGGTTTCTGAGGATGTGGTGGCCACTCTAAATCCTAGTACTCTATATTTTGAATGGCAATTACCTGTTGCTCATATGAAGTACCCATTCGATGGAGACTTACTAGGGGTTTCTAATTCAGGGATGGACTTTGCTGTCACGCCCAATCATAGAAAGTTCGTTCGTTCGAGCAAAGGATTTTACAAATTTAAGCTTATAAGCGATCCGACTATTAGGCACTGTGGGATCCCATCAACCTGTGGATGGATAGGGGAAGACTCTCAAGAAATTCTCGGGTATTCAGCGGAAACTTTTATGAAATTTTTGGGCATCTTTCTTTCTGAAGGAAGCACGTTTAAAAATTCAAAATGTTACCGCGTTATTCTAAGTCAAACTAAGCAGCCAGTAAGAGAGCTGATAGAAGAGATGCTTAAAGAGATGGGTCTCAATTATGTAAAACATAAAGATGGATTCAACATAGAAAATAAAGCTCTTTATGAATATTGCGCTCAATTTGGGCTTCAGCACCAAAGATTTATACCAGTTGAAATTTTGAATCTCTCAAGACATTTATTGCATTTCCTGTTTGAGTATCTTGTCCTAGGGGATGGGCATAGCTGTCCCACTTACACTGCATATTACACTACTTCAAAGAGATTAATAGACTGCGTCCAAGAATTAATAATTAAGCTAGGGGCTTCGGGAAATGTCTCTGTAAAAAAACAGGGTAAAGGAATGATTAGGGGCATAGTTATTAAGTCGGCTCGCCCTCTTTATGAAATTAGGGTAAGGAATTCCAACTTTAAACGGCTCCAAGGAGCGTCAAGTAAGAAGTTCATTAAAAAAATTCCCTACACTGGAAACGTCTATTGCGTCAACGTCCCCAATGGAGTAATAAAAGTTCGCCGAAATGGAAAGGAAATGTGGAGCGGAAACTCCCTTATGGGAACTAACCCTAGGGGAGTAGTCTTCTCTGAGTACGCCCTGCAAGACCCACGAGCTTATCAATACATCCGTCCTATCCTCACTGCAAACGGAGGCTGGGCTCTCTTCATCTCGACACCTAGAGGTCGCAACCATTTATTCACTCTCGCACAATTAGCTAAGGCATCTCCAGATTGGTTTTATTTAAAACTCTCAGTAGAGGACACAAACCACATTCCTTTAGAGGAGATCGAAAAAGAAAGAAGTGATGGCATCATGTCCGAGGATATGATCCAGCAAGAGTATTATACTTCATTCAGCATGGGTGTAGAGGGAAGCATTTATGCTAAGTACCTAGAAAAAATGATCAGAGACCAGAGAGTTGGAGACAACCCTTTCGAGGCTGGATTTCCTGTCCATACAAGCTGGGATATTGGAAGGGATATGACTTCTATTATTTTCTTTCAAGTCATAGGACAGTCCGTCAGAATAATAGATTGTTTTGAGAAAGTTGGAGAAAATTTAGAGTATTTTGCAAAAGTCCTAAGCTCTAAGGATTATCTCTATGGCCGACACTTCTTCCCACATGATATGAGAGTAAGAGAATGGGGAGGTAGTAACATTACCCGACTTGAAAAGGCTCGTCAGCTAGGATTAAAGGGAACCGTGGTAGATAGCATTTCTCTTGAAGATGGTATTGAATTAGTACGAAACACATTAAGTAAAATATGGATAAATCGACCTACTTGTAAACCTCTAATAGAAGCTCTTGAGAATTATAGGCGCGAGTATGATCAAAAAAAATGTGTTTATAAGTTAACCCCGATTCACGATCGGTACAGCCACTATTGCGATTCATTACGCTACCTCTGTCTTTCACTACCTAAAACTAGCGCGGGGACCTCTAAAGAAGAGCTAGAGGCCAGATACCTTAAAGCGATGTATGGAGAGCAAGGAAACCTACCGCCTATTTTTAGGGATGAGATAAGAGACTAATTCCAAATTATAACCATTTTTTGGTTAAGATATCCTGTAAAGTGCATTAAATCCGTAAGATGTGTAGGGTTAAAGTTTGTATTGTTTAATAATATGATAAAGATAAAATTATTAGGAGAAAGCCCATGAGTCTATGGAATATGCCAGGAGAGAACAGTTTCTGGACTGAAGAAACTCAGGATGGGAAATCTCTCAAGCAGAGGATGGAAGACACATACGCCCAGTCGATTACTATCAATCAAAGTTTCTGGACTCAAGCGGATATAGATGCAAGATTTAAAGCAGGCGATCAGACGCTTTGGAATGACCTTTACGGAAACCTTCCTGCTGGCCGAAGAAAGATGTTCAACTTCAACCGTATCCGTCGTGTCTGTAACATGATTACTGGTTTTCAGCGCAAAAACAGAAAGTCAACAATCACAGTCCCTATAGAAAACTCTGACTCCCAAACAGCCGATCAGTTTTCAAAGATCATGCTGTGGGCTATGAATAAAGATAATACCTTAGAAACAATCTCAGAAGCGTTTGATGGGGCGGTTACTACAGGCATGAACCTACTCTCAGTCTGGATGGACTACCGCGAAGATCCTATCAACGGCGATATCAAAGTAGATAATGTCTCGTATAACGGGTATTTAATTGATCCTTTTTTCAAGAAACATGATCTGTCCGACTGCAACTTCATCTGGACACGCAAATGGTTAACTAAATCGCAAGTAGAGTCTTTACTTCCCGACCACAAGCAAGCTGTACAAGGGATGTCAACTCATGGAGACAGAGACGGGAAGTTTCAGTATATGCCTGAGTCTTACAACTTCTCAATGAAAGAGCTACTTACGTATGATGAATACTGGTATCGATCCTATCGCACTCAAAAGCTCTTAGTTGATGTGAACACAGGTGAAACTTTAGAGTGGAAGGGAAACGAAGAAGATCTAGAACGTTTCTTAGATACCTATCCAGAGCTAACGGTAATAGAAAACCAAATACAAACATGCAAATTAGGCATCGTAGTCCAAGGGAAAGTGTTATATCACGGCCCTAACCCTATGGGCATTGACGTTTACCCTTTCGTACCAGTTCTTGGATATTATGACCCTCAAATTCCTGATTTCTCATGGAGAATTCAAGGGGTGGTTAGGGGACTTCGGGACGCTCAGTATTTATACAATAGACGTAAGGTAATAGAACTTGATATTTTAGAGTCTCAAATAAATTCTGGATGGAAGTACAAGGAAAACGCCCTAGTTAATCCTGCAGATGTTTTCTTAAGCGGACAGGGTAGAGGGCTTGCATTAAAAGAAGAAGCACCCATGATGGATGTCGAGCGCATACAAGCCCCTTCTATACCTCCATCGATGTTAGAGCTATCACGTTCTTTAGCTGATGAAATCCAACAGATTTCAGGTGTTAACGAAGAATTACTAGGGTCTGCAGATGATGATAAATCAGGCGTACTTTCTATGCTCAGACAGGGAGCAGGCCTAACTACCCTACAGATCTTATTTGATCAACTAGACACTTCCCAAAAACTACTGGGTCGCATCTTTCTAGATCTTATTCAAAATAACTTCTCTCCTGGAAAGATAAAGAGAATTATAAATGAAGAACCAACTGCACAATTCTACAATAAAGCGTTTGGAAAATACGATGCTGTTATTGAAGAAGGCTTAAACACAGCTACCCAGCAACAAATGCAGTTTAGACAACTTCTCGGCTTAAGAGAAATTGGAATTCCTATCCCAACAGATTTACTCTTGAATGCTTCAACGCTTCAAAATAAAAAAGAACTCGTGGAAGCGATCGGCGCTCAAGAGAAACAGCAGTCAGAAATGCAGCAAATGCAAATGCAAGCTACATTAAAAGAACAGGCTGCTAAGATAAAAGACCTCGAGTCACGAGCCGAGGCAAACGCAGGACTAGGCCTAGAAAGGGCCTCACGCGTTGTAGAAAACCGTGCTCTAGCCGTTGAGCGTCTAGCTGAAGCATCCAAAGATAGAGAGCTAGGAACACTTCATAAGGTTAAAGCTATGAAGGAGCTTGAAGATATGGATCTTAGCCAATTGGAAAGATTACACCGATTGTCTGAAATGCTGAAGGAGTCTGAGTCAAGGACTGAGCAAGAAAATGAACGTAAAGTAGCAACACCAAACATTGAAGAATTAGCAGTTTTTGCTAAAGGAGAATAAAAATGGATTCTAAATATTTCGGAATGATATCAGAAGATCATTCTGCAGTAGCAAATCTTCCGCAGGAAGTAGTACAAAAGACATACCCTAAAGGTAAATATTTAGGTGGTTATGAATTGGACGACACTATGAGAGGTCTAGACGACTCACGTAGCCAAGACATCAAATTGATGGAACGTAACATGTCCAAAGATAAGTATTGAGGTCATCATGGCTATGCCAAGACCTTCAGGCAAGGCGCTCGAGATCGCAGAAAAAGTTGTACCAGGACTAAGTCGGAAAAAGACATCCCGTAAGTCCAAGGTTAAAAGTGGTCCTAGAGCGTCTATGTCTTTTGTAGAAACAACACAAACAAATAACATGGATAACCAAAAGTAAGGGTTTAATTATGAAAAGAAAAGTAAATAATCAAGGTTACAATGATAAATTAGATGATTCTATTGGCGAAAAACATAAAGGGCCTCACAAGCAATCTTTAAAAGATAGACGTGATGAATCCAAAGCGATGAGCAAGAAAGATAGTGGCCATGCTTATGCTGGCGATAAACAGATGGATAAGTCTTATAAAAAAAGCCGTTAATCTGTACAAAATATCTTAAAAGCCTTGCGGGGGCTTTCGCTCCCTGTTTTTTCTATTGCATCAGGCTGTGAGTAGTGTTAGGATCAATTTTTTCCTACTGGAGAACACGCCCATGCACTGGACTAAAACTAACAAAAGCCTTCCTAACACAAGAAAGGCACTCTTAGTTACTGATGGTGCAACGGTTGCAGTTGGATGTTGGTATGATGATAAGTGGAATCAAGTCCTTCCCGAATTGGCCTCTAACGAGGTTGTTGCTTGGGCTCATCTCCCCGAAGCTCCTATAATGTGGTGGACAGCTAAAGAAAAAACTCCCCCACTAGGTATTCGTATACTAGCTGAGCTAAAAAATCCTACATCGAACAGATATAAAGAGATTGTTCTTGAAGATAAAGAAGATGTTAAAAGAGTAATTTCGTGGACATTGATGATTGATGAACTTGAAAAAGCTTACTAGACAAGAGGAGTTAAGAGTGCCGACAAAAAAAACTACTGCTAAACCTGTAAAAAAGGTCTCTATTGCTAAGGGAGTAAAAATTTCTAAAGCTAAAGAAAAAAAGTTAAGTAAAAGACCAGGCGCTAGCAACATTGGTGAATATAAGAAAGTTGCTAAAGGCGAGTTCTGCGGAACTACTCCAGGCACCTTTCCTGTTAACACTGCTAAAAGACGTAAATCCGCTTTAGCGTTAGCTCACAATGACCCACACCCAGATAAAGTAAAAGCTTGCGTAAAACGTAAGGGTAAGAAATAAATAAATTTATGGAAGCAATCGAGAGAACATACCCAAAATCTTTCGTAGGATAATATGTTTTCCCAAGATATCCCATTTCCGCGCTTCCACCTTTTGAGGGATATATGACAGCACCGCTAGAAAGAGCAACAGATTCCATAGCAAAAAAAACTATAGGCGCACAGGCGTTAGAGATGCAGGCTAAAGGCCCCGTGGACGCAAGCCCTAAAGAACTTCAAAATGAGATTCACAAAGGAACTAACTCCGAGCTTTCTTATGATGAGCAGATATGGGAAACAATTAAAAGAGCTGGAAAAGATACCAACCTTCAGGATGATTTTTATATTGTAGTCCTGTTTAAAAAAGAACGACATCTTCAAAACATCGTTAGACAGTACTTCTTCTATAGAAATTCTTGCCCTACTCCCGAGTATGACCAAACCGTTTATCATTACCGTAAAAAAGACTCAAAGATTAAATATCTTTGGACTGTGCCAGATGTGGCTACATGTAGGTGGCTTCCTAAAAGAAAAAAGGATCTTCCCGCTGATCAGATGCCCCTTTTGCTTATGATATATAATTTTCAAACAGGCGAGTTAGATAATCTAGCCAGACGACTTAATGGGGAAGTTCTGGTAAAAAATCCTTTAATATATTAAAACCGTATTAAAATAATCAAGTTAACTATGGAGAGACCTTGACAGAAGAAATTGACAACGTAAACGAAGAAGTAGAAGCAGTAGAAACAGTAGAACAAGAAAGCTCCGAGGAGTCTCCACAAGAGAATGAAGAGGCAGAGCAATCCGATAAGGAAATGAACTTTAGCCGACTTAGACAGAATTCAGAAAGACTTGAAAACGAAAATAGAGAACTACGGGCCATGCAGCAGAGATATGCTAAGCCTCCAGAAGAAGAAGAAGATAATTTAGACATTGATGATGACGATCTTCCAGACGGAAGGATGTTCAAAAAGTTACACAAAGAACTCAAAGACCTAAAAAGCTTCAAAAAGAACTACGAAAGCGAGCAAGTAGCCTCGATCCCACAAAGACTTAAGAACAAATTTTCTGATTTTGAGCATGTTGTTACACAAGAAAACCTAACCAAACTACAGAACGCTGAACCTGAAGTATTTTCTTCTTTAACTGCTGGTAAGGACATCTACGCAAAGGGTGTCTCTGCGTACAAGACTCTTAAAGCATTAGGCTTTGCTAAGTCTGATATTTATGGATCTCAGAAAAAGCAAGCGGCAGCTAATCAGCAAAAGCCTGTTTCTACACAATCAATACGTGGTCAGGGGCCTTTGTCAGAAGCTAATATATTTTCTAAAGGACTTACTCCAGAATTGAAGAAACAATTGCTTAGTGAGATGCGTGAAGCATCTAAAGGCCATTAGTGTTCTAGATCCTTTACATTAAATATAGACCTGTTTAAATTTTAACTATGCGTATCGAAGGCTCGCATTCTTCATTCTTGCGTATTTCTGAGTTCGCAACTCCCACGACGTACATTAAGATTCGTCCCCTTGTAAACGCTAGCTTATTTGTTAATATGAAACATAAGCTATGCATCTTTTTACAATTAATAACGAGGAAACAAGATGACTACTACTACTAGTTCGTTGCCCGCTCCAGTGCAACAAAGTTTTAGTTACAAACTACTCTCAGTTCCTGTTCCTAACATGATCCATAACATTCCAGCTATGCTTAAGCAAATGCCTAGGAATGGTGGTACCACACTTAGGATGAGAAGATACAACCCGCTTGATACAGCGACAGTACCTTTAGGGAACAGTGGGGTGACACCACCGCCACAACAATTAACTGCGACGAATATTGACGCAGAAATTGATTTTTA